GCAATGGTGGCAAGCGCAGGTATGATGATGCTAGGTGCCGCTACGGCTATGGTAGCTAGTCAAGTGTCTTCTATTGCAAGTAGTGCGGCCAGTGCGGCGGCTAGTCTAACCGGCATGGTTGCAGCTGTGAGTGTTGTTAAGTCAGGGCTCAGTACGTTAGGGTCAGCTGCTAAATCGGCTGTTTCTGCATTCATTTCCGCCCTCCGGGGTGGTGTAGGTGATGCAACTGGCGCTGGTCGAGCTTTAGCAACTGCCGCAACTAATGGTATGAAGTCTGGTGTCGGTGCAGCTCGGTCCGCTGGTGCCATGATTGGTGCCGGATTGGCTGCGGGGTTACGTTCGCAGGTTGGAGCTGTGGCGGCAGCTGCAAATGCATTAGTTGCACAAGCTAATCGAGCGGCTCGTGCCGCCGCCAAGATTCATTCGCCATCGAAGTTGTTTGCTGAAATTGGGGATTATATGGGCCAAGGTATGGCGATTGGGATGAATGGCACGCAGTCATTGATTGCAACCGCAGGCCGTACTATGGCTCACACGGCGATGGATAGTGCCACGATTGGAACTAATCCGGGTGATATGTTAGCCGAGGGGTTTAATCGTGCTTATGATGCGGTAACCGGTGTTGTGTCAGCTATGCGTGGCGTTTCTGGTAAAACTATCGGTGTTGATGGTCAGATGACTGCGACCGGATCCACGGTGCCGAGTTCTACATCATTTGGTGATGACTCTATACCATACACGACAGCAAATAATTACACAGCCACATCGAGTGACACGGCAACTACTGGTGGCAACGTCACTATCGCCCCCGGTGCCATTCAAATTAATAGCACCGGAAAGGGATACGAGGACGCTGAAGTGTTGGTTTCCAGAATCGAAGATTACTTGATGAACGTAAACGAACGGAGGGGATAATGAATGAAGTTTTCGATTACTGACAATAAGAACAAAACGTTCAATCTCCCCATCAATCCGAAAGAGTTCACTATCGATGCGGCCACTGACGACAAAACGGTGAGTGTGGTTAAACTGGGGCAAATCAATCTAATCGGTGACGAGAAATTAAAGTCGATTGAGATTGCCAGTACGCTGCCCGTTAAAACTGGGGAGGTGCATTACCTGAGCACCAAGTCAGTCTATAAGAATGGGCAGACGTATCTGGATAAGCTCAACAAACTGTACAAGGCGAAGAAGCCGGTGCGTTTAGTGATTTCCGGAACCAAGGTGACCTTCAAAGGCATCATTTCGGAGTTCAAGTACGGGATGGCCGACGGCTTTGCCGAAGAATATGCCTACACATTGAAGATTGGCGAGTACAAGGCCCATAAGGCCAAGAAGGTGAAAGCCAAGAAAAATAAAAAGGTGGCTAAGAAGGGGAAGTCCCGTTCAAAGCCACCTAAGAAGATTAGCCGGGGGTCTAAGGTTACCGTTATTGGTCAGCTACATGGCAACTCAGCGGGAAGCGGCCCTGGTGTTACTGAACGAAACGCGACTCGGAAGATTTCATTAGTGGCACCAGGAGCCAAATATCCGTATCACGTCACGACTCTTAGTGGTGGCGCTCGTGGCTGGGTATCTAAGTCAGCAGTAAAGGCGGTGTAATCATGGCGGTAACCTTGTTTACGATTCAAACGCCGGGTACTAAGACGGTGTGGGACGTGCGGGACGTTCTGGAGTCCGACATCAAGTGGACCACCGATATTGACTTTGCCGCCGGCCAACTGACCTTTAAGCTGGTGGAAGTCGATGAGGGGTTCACTCCAAAGAACGGTGACATCGTGAAATTTCGGTGGGATCATAAGCCAGTCTTTAAGGGGCGCATCTTTAAGTTCGATTATGATCAGTCAGAAGTGTTCAGTGTCACGGCTTACGATAATCTGCGTTACTTCAAGAACCAGGATTCCCTAGTGTGGCAAGTCTCAACAATTGCCCAGCGGTTCACTCAGGTCGCCAAGTTGGCCGGGGTGCCCCACAAGGTGGTCAACAATTCCACCCACAAGCTGGTGGCCGAAGTCTGTGACAGTAAGTCGTATTTCGACATGCTGAAAGAGTCGTTCAAGACGACCAAGCGGGCGACCGGACATCGTTACTTCCTGTTTGATAATTACGGGACGGTCGAATTGCGCCGGGCTCCGTTTAAGCGAATGAAATACTACATGGGAGACCAGTCGTATATGACTGGTTTTTCTTATTCCCGGAGTATCGAAGACGTGGTCAACACGGTTCGGGTTGTCCGAACGGATAAGAAAAAGAAGCAGCAGGCCTCTTCTACCTCTAAGGTCAAGCAGACTGCTGACCAGAAAAAGGCGGCTGAAGCTAGAGACACCAAGCTGACCACGGTAACTAAGAGCACCAATTCGGTTGAACGGTGGGGAAAGTTACAAGCCGTGGAAAAAGCCAAGGATAAAGCCAATGCTGCCCAGATGAAACAGAAGGCCTCGGATATCTTGAAATCCAAAGGGAAGCAGGCCCACACGTTGAAGTTAAACGTGTTGGCAACGCTGAACATGATTCCGGGCAACGAGTATCCGGTTAAGGTCAAGTCGCTCAAGGACATCGGTGTTGGGACCAAGTATCTATTAATCACAAAGGCCACCCATACCTTTAGCGGGCGGACTGATCAGGCAGAATTAGAAATGAAGGTGCGTTGGTAATGGCGGGTGAGAAGTTATTAAACCTGATGAACGGCCGTGGCGGTAACGATTCGGATTACTCCGATATTGTATTCGGCACCGTCATCAGCACATCACCTTTGAAGATTCAGATTTCTAACCAGATGGTGCTTACCGATGCTTTTCTTAATCTGAGCCGGGAAGTCACCGATTACTGGCTGAAGGTCGAAATTGAAGGCGATAAGAGAAAAGTAAAGGTGCTGAATGCGTTAAAAGACGGTGATGGCGTGACCATGATTCGTCAAGACGGCGGCCAGCAGTTTTATGTATTAGAGAAGACGGAGGGTGAGAAGGATGGATGAGGAAGAATTGGACTTGGAGGTCATCGATGAGATTGAAGATGACCTTGAAGAAGAAACGCTCCCCACCCGGACCTACCGTGTTGTGAACGGTCGAATTCGTACCATGACTGACGGTCACGAAGCAATGATTCAAGCCATTGATAAGATTCTTCGGACGGAGCGGTTCGTGTTCTCAATCTATGACGAGAATTATGGTAATGACTTCATTGAGTTACTAGGTAAGGAGTTCGACTATGCCAAGGTTGAAGTCGAACGGATGCTGCAAGAGGCGCTGTTTGCCGACGACCGGGTAACCGATGTGAGGGTAGATGATATTCAGCAGACTGATTCGACCACGCTAGCGGTTAAGGGCTCAGCGGATACCATTTACGGCACAATTCCAATTGAAAGCGAGGTGAGTTTAGATGAATCCACAGACGCTGATTGAGTTTTACCAGGCACAGGACTTTGACTACTGGATGGACCTGATGTTAGACCAGGTCCCGGAAACGGTTGATACCCGGCAGGGCTCGATTATCTATGATGCAATGGCGCCGGCGGCTATGCAGTTAGCGCAGGAGTCGTTGCAATTGGCCCAATTACTGAAGCAGACGTTTATTTCGACTGCTGAAGATGAGGGCCTCGATTGGCACGCCACTGATAAGGCGACTGCCCGTCAGCTAGCGACCATTGCCCAAGTCACGGCCAAGTTTACGGACGGTGATGGTGCACCGATGGATAACGTGGAGTTAAACGACCGGTTCGCTAGTATTGGGGATGCTCCCATCTTCTACACGGTAACGAAGCTATTAGGCGAGGGTACCGCCATCTTAACGGCGGAAACGGCCGGAACGGAGCCAAACAGTTACCTGGGTCAGATTCTGCCAGTCACACCTAACGATTCGCTGAGCTGGGCCGAGATTGTGGAGGTATCAGTGCCTGCCCGGGCTGATGAAGATGACGAGCATCTCCGGGCCCGGCTGTTATCGCCTAACAACTATATTGCCTACGGTGGCAACATTGCGGACTATCTGGACATGCTGGCCAAAATCACCTCAGTTGGTGCCGGTCAGGTTTATCCAACG